GACTTCAACGACGACATCCCGTTCTGACATGGCAAAGATCGGGCTGCTCGTGATGAAGGTCGACGGTGAGCTCGTCGACAAGATCGTCGCAACGGAGGCGAAGCGAATGATCGCGATGTTCCGACAGGATCTTCGCGACGGCAATCGCATCTTTTACACCAACGCGCAAACAGATCGAGCGGAGATCAAGCGACACATCGAGGCCTTCGAGCTCGTGCGCCGTTACTACTCGGAAGGCAACTCATGATTGACCGCCGCGGCTCACCGTTCTCGAAACTGCAGCACAAGGTCATTCCGATCTCGCGCGTGCGAATCGTTCGTCACGTCAGCAAGCTCAATCAACTGCACAACGGCTGGCACGTCGAATATCTCCCTGCCGGAAAGTCGCGCTGGTGGTGGAACTGGCAAGTCTATCGACGCGAGCACAACGAGGAGACCGCGCGCCTGCTCGCTGATGTCCTGCTCTCTGAGCGATCGGTCACGCTCACCAGCTACGCGAACACCGAGGTCGAACTATGACCCAGGAACAACTCGCAGAGCTCGCTCGATGGGTCGGTGCGCTCGAGGTCGATGACGAGTTCACATTCACGATCGAGCAGCTCGAGCGCCTGGCTCGCCTGGTCGCGGCAAGACTCGGAAGGGTAGCAGCATGAATAAACCCGCGAAGAGCATCCTCGAAGGGCTTCTCTCGATCGCCTTTGTCGGCGCGGTTTTAGGAATCGGTGCAGGCACGCTCGCGGCCGTCGCGATCTGGATCGTGCGCGCTCTAACGTGATGACGATCGAGTTCACGCTCCCGTTCCCGCCGTCGGTGAATCACTACTGGCGGAACTTTCGCGGACGCATGGTGATCGGTGCTCGAGGTCGCGCGTATCGCAAAGACGCAACCGCAGCGAGTCACGATCAGCGCGTCCCGATCGAGGGGATCGGTGGACCGCTCAAGGTCGAGCTCCTGGCGCATCCGCCGGATCGACGCAGACGAGATCTCGACAACCTACAGAAGGCGCTCCTCGATGCGGTCGTCGCTGCAGGCGTGATCGAGGACGACAGCAACATCGACGACCTTCGCGTCATTCGCGGTCCGGTCTTCCCAGGAGGGAAGGTCGAGGTCGTCATTCGACCGTACACCTCGGAGACCAACTTCACGACACGCAGGGGATCTGAACCGTGAGCACCGCCGCAGCAGACACATTCGAGCGCAAACCCAGGAACGCGACAGACGTGACCGCCTTCGTCGATGGGCGAATGTATCAATGGGCAAGGTTCGCTCGAGATCGTTTGAGCAGTCTCGGCTACCCGCGCGAGTCGATCAGCACGAAGCTCCTGCGCGAGATCGTGCTCGGGATCAATTCACCGTCCGGATATTGTCCGGACGTCACCTGGCCGCAGGACGTCGCGGTCGTCGAGCGATGTCTGAACACGCTCTGTCGCGGCCGATCGCATTGGGCGCATCTCGTCGAGGTCACCTACCTCACGCCGAGAGACGAACCGAACGAAGCTCGAGCTCGACGCCTGGGTGTGACGAAGTGGCAGTACGAGAAGCTCCTCGGACGATTCCGGAATGCGATGTTCGGTGCGCTGCTCATGCAGGACGGAGACATCCGGGAAACCGCTTGAAAGGCCTTTTTGCATGACGAAAATATCTCAACCTCGACTGTGGTCGAGGGAAACACATCGGGACCGTCTCTACGGTCGCAAGTGGAAAGCAGCACGCCTGGCCTATCTGGCAGCGCATCCGCTCTGTGTGTTTTGCGAGCAGCTCGGCAGGGTGACGGCGGCATCGGTCGTCGATCACATCACGCCACATCGAGGCGACGAGAAGCTCTTCTGGGACGCGACGAACTGGCAACCGCTCTGCGAGCCTTGCCACAACGGAGCGAAGGCCGAGCTCGAGCAGACCGGAACTCTCCGAGGCTGCGACACCTCGGGCACCCCCCTAGATCCCGGCCATCCCTGGAATTTTTCGCGATGAGGGAGGGGAGGGTCGAATCTCTACAGCTCGAGGCTCGGACACCGAGCGCGAGCCTGTTTTGTGCTAATCCGCAAGGAAACGAATGCAGCAGCGCGGCCGTAAAAGCTCGGACAGCCTCTCGGTCGTCCGGGTCGCACCGACAGAGCGGGTATCACCTCCGGAGCGCCTGGCGCCTTCTGAGGCCGCTATATGGCGAGAGATTGTCTCGTCGAAACCGGCGGATTGGTTCGGCTCGGACAACCTTCCGCTCCTCGAGCACTACTGCACGATGGTCGCCGAATCGCAGCGCGTCGCTTCGCAGCTTCGCCTGGTAAGCCCGGAATGCCTCGACGACTACGAGAGACTGATCAGTCTCCAGACAAAGATCGGCGGGCAGCTCGCGTCCCTGGCGACGAAAATGCGCCTGACGCAGCAGAGCCGCTACGGCGCTCGAGCCGCGGCAACCGCAAGCGATCGGACGCCGACCAGGAAACCCTGGGAGTTCGGAACCTAACTCGAGGCGATCGGAATATCGCCTGGATCGAGGCGACGTGCCGGGTGCCGGAAGGCGCTCTGGTAGGCCAGCCGGTAAAGCTCCGAGACTGGCAGCGGAACATCATCCGCGGCATCTACGACACACCGACGCGACGAGCGATCGTCAGCTTCGGTCGCAAGAACGGCAAGACCTCGCTCTCGGCGTTCCTGCTACTTCTGCACCTTTGCGGACCAGAAGCTCGAGCGAACTCGCAGCTCTTCTCGGCCGCACAATCGCGCGACCAGGCGGCGATCCTGTTCGCGCTGGCCGCGAAGGTCGTCCGGCAGTCGCCGGATCTGCACGCGGTCGTCGGCATACGCGACACCGCGAAGCAGCTCTTCTGCCAGGAGCTCGGGACTCTGTACCGCGCACTTTCGGCGGAGGCCTCGACCGCCTACGGTCTCTCGCCGGTGTTCACCGTGCACGACGAGCTCGGCCAGGTGAAAGGGCCGCGGAGCGAATTGTACGAGGCGCTCGAGACCGCCTCCGGCGCGCAGTCGGAGCCGCTCTCGATCGTGATCTCGACGCAGGCACCGACGGATGCAGATCTGCTCTCGGTGCTGATCGACGACGCCAGGAGCGGCGCCGATCCGAAGACGAAGCTATTCATGTTCTCGGCGGACGAGGCGATGGACCCGTTCTCCGAGGAGGCGATGCGCGCAGCGAACCCGGCGTTCGGAGATTTTCTGAACCCGACGGAGGTGCGCGAGCAGGCAGCAGCCGCGAAGCGGATGCCGTCTCGCGAGAGCTCCTACCGGAACCTGGTGTTGAACCAACGAGTCGACCAGACCTCGCCGTTCGTACCTCGAGCGATCTGGCTGCGGAACTCCCGCGAGCCGGACGAGGGCGCGTTCTACGAGAACCCGGTCTACTTGGGGCTCGACCTTTCGGCGAGGAATGACTTGACCGCGATGCTGGCGGTCACGCGCGACAGCTCCGGCTATTGGCACGTCAAACCCTGGTTTTTCGCGCCAGGGCTCGGACTGACCGATCGGGCCTCGAGAGACCGTGCGCCTTACGACGTCTGGAAGGATCAAGGGCACCTCGTCGCCACACCAGGCGCGAGCGTCGACTACGCAATCGTGGCAGAGCAACTGTGTCAGCTCTGCGACGATTGGGATGTCGCCGCGATCGCTTTCGATCGGTGGCGTATGGACGTCTTCAAGACCGAGGTGTCGCGTCTCGGTCGCGAGCTCCCGCTGGTGGAGTTCGGGCAAGGATTCCGCGACATGGCTCCAGCGCTCGATGCGCTTGAGGGCGAGCTCATGGCCGAACGCATCTGTCACGGCGGACATCCCGTCCTGACCTGGTGCGCGGCGAATGCAGTCGCGACACGCGATGCCGCGGGCAACCGCAAGCTCGACAAGGCGAAGGCGACCGGCCGCATCGACGGCATGGTCGCTCTGGCGATGGCGATCGGCGCAGCCGCAAAAGCCTCGCCGACCGTAAACGGGCCGAGCGTCTACGAAGAGCGCGGCATCCTGACCCTATAGAGGAATTTCTGTGGCTTGGATCGACCGAATCTTGCGCCGAAAGAGCGCAGGAGTGACCGCGCTCGACCGTCTGATCATGCGGCTCGAAGGCACTCAATCTGCCTCGGGCATTCATGTCAACGAGCAGACCGCGATGCGCGTCGCCGCTGTCTATGCGTGCGTCCGCGTGATCGCCGAGACGATCGGCTCGCTCCCGCTGAATATGTACCGTCGTCGCGTCGACGGAGGCCGCGAACGCGCGACCGATCATCCGCTGCAGATCCTTCTGCACGACCGACCGAACTCCTGGCAAACCTCGCAGGAGTTCCGCGAAATGCTCACCGAGCACGCGCTCCTACGAGGTGCTGGCTTCGCCTATATCAACTGGCGCAGCCGCGAATCGAACATCGTAGACGAGCTGATTCCGCTTCACCCGGATCGCATCACTATCAAGCAGCTCCCGGATATGCAGCTCGTCTACGAGCTCCGGCGAGAGCAGGGCGACACGATCGTCCTGCAGGCCGACGAGGTGTTCACCGTTCGCTATCGAACCAGCGACGGTGTCCAGCCGGTCGGTGTCATCGACTCAGGACGAGATTCGATCGGTGTCGCTTATGCGACGCAGGAATATGCAGGACGCTTCTATCGCAACGACGCGACGCCTGGCGTGGTGCTCAAGCATCCGTCGAAGCTCTCCGCGGAAGCTGCAGGACGACTGAAGGAGACATGGAATGCCGCGCATTCTGGATCGGGCAATTCGCGCCGCACGGCTCTCCTCGAGGAGGGTATGTCGATCGAGCGCCTATCGCTATCAAACGATGACTCGCAGTTTCTCCAGACTCGCGAATTCCAGCGTTCAGAAATTGCAGGCCTTTTTCGCGTCCCTCCGCATCTGATCGGCGATCTGTCGCGCGCAACCTTCTCGAACATCGAGCACCAGTCGCTCGACTT